GCTACAATAGCGTCCTGAACGTCATTCATATCTTTTGCGATAATAGGGCTAACGTAGTCAATTTTAGTTGTAAATGTATCTATTGCAGCAGGATATTTAGTGGTCATCGTTTCACCGCCTCGAACGTAATGGGTCATTTGTCCAACTATATTTTGAATATCTTTCGATAAATGACCCATTGAGAAGGAGGGGAATAAGCCCCTCCTATTTTTGCTACTTATTAAGCTCCAGGATTTCCTACAATGTTATCTTATCAGGTTCCCGGCGATCCTAAAAACATGCGCCAATTTTCTACACTCGTGCTATGTCTAAAGTATCCATTCCACACCCAACTACCGTTCTGGCGCATTTCCTTTTCTCGGATAAACTCAGGTTTAACACGGAAATAATGCACCAATCCATGGCGAGAACCCTGTAAGAACCATGCAGTAGTAGAAGACATAAAGTCGAGATCAACAATTTCAAGGGCCGGAAGGACGTTCTTGTCGTTATTAGGAGTTCCGGATTGCAGAGTAGATTGCAGGATAGTAGCCGCCAAAAATTGCTTGGATTGATGAATAATAAGCTTTTTCGGACGAGCGAGAATCTGCTTTCCGCTTTCATCCTTTTGCTGACGGAAGAGGGTTAATCCTGTTTTCAGGGTAGCGTCCGACAATGCGCCAGAATGCAGGTTGTCTTGAACACCCCCTGCATCTCCACGATTAGGATGCGAGTCAGAACACAAAGGAACTCCGTCGTACTGATTAACAGTAAAGGCATTATCAAGGACTCCGATGCATTCAGACTCAAGGGTTTCCCGTCCTGCATGTCCAGCATCACGGGTCATACCTTCCACTTCTTTGTATTTGGAATCGTCAACTTGCTCACGACTCATTACCACAGTGACGGCAAACGGTTGATGCGTAGTCGTGATAATGTCTCCTAGTTTGAACTTTTGTTCAGTTGGGTTGGCGAGCTCATCCTTTTTAGACCACTTAGCGATTCCGGCGAAGTTCTGAGTTACCTCAGCATTCTGGCTAGAAGTTTCAGCCTTAAGATATCTGGACCATTGCTCAGACTCTTCATCCCACGCCTCGAAAAAGGTTTTATCTATTTTCTTCAAGTAAAGGTTTTGAAATTGGCTTGTATTCATTGGCATTGGTAATCATTCCCTTCTTAATAAACTAAATTTGCATCGTCGAACACGACATCTACGGTCAAAGCGGTATTGTCGTAGTCAATAATGTGACACATACCTCCTGTTACATCGTCAGGGTCAACGGATACCTTGTCCTTCAGGTCGAACTTTGTGATAAACAAATCAGTGTCGGCGAAGGTCTTCTTTGTCCCTGTCGTAATGAACGGAATACGGATAACAGCACCCTTGAGCAGAGTGACCGGAATCTTATCTGCAGAAGTAGGACTTGCAGTCGTGGTAATTGCGGCACCAGCAATGGCATATAGTGCTGTAGATGCCCCAACCGCGGCAATGCCTCGCTTAGTTGTTGCATCAATCGCCAGGACATCTCCAATCGCTATGGTTTGACTTGCTCCGATTTTAAGCGTGCTCGCCTTCGGATCGTTAGTACCTGTTAGTGCGGAATATAAATAACGTGCCATTTAATATCATCCTTTCTTCTGTTTAAGTTGTTTTTGTTTACGATAGTCGTCAATGTTGGCATAGTCTGAACCGAGCAGATCCAATGCTTCTTGATGAGAAATGCCCATCTGCCTACGCTGTACCTCGATATCAGCAGGTAACGGAGGCAATGCCCCGGCATCACCCGTTGCACTATCTGACTGAACAGTACGTTTTGGTTGAGCTTTCTTAACGATTGCCCTTTGCTCGGCCTCTCGTTTGAGTTGTTGCGCCCGGGCTTCTCCGCCTATTGCCCAGTATGCTTCTTTAGCCGTAGAACCTGTTCGAGTCATAAATGCTTGAATCTCTTTCTCCGAACCCTTGATTCCGGCATAAAGGGGATCGTCCTTCAGTTCATTGATTTGTACCTTGACTCGGAGTTCATTAAGTTCGGCCTGTTGCTTCTTCTGCCCGATATACCATGCAGACTCTTCGGGGTTTGCGTACCCTTGAGCCTCAGCTTCCTTCGCCCATGCCTGTTCCTGGAAAGCCTTTTCGATTGCGTCAGGATCGCCACCAAGGGAATCGATGATCTTTTGATGCTTGGCGTACTTTGCAATTGATTCAGCTTCTACTTGATCGCGAATCTTCTTCTGTTCGCGTTCAAGACGCTTCTGGAAGGCGTTTTTCTGTTCAGGTGGCAGCTCGGGAAGTTCGTAGGTATCGTCAGTGTCTTCTTCAACTTCGGTAGACTCCGTAGGTTCGGTTGTTTCCTCTGCCTCGGTAGTCTCAGCGGTTTCAGTTTCTTCCGTGGTTTCTGTGGTTTGCACCTCGTCGTCAGGCACATCTACGACCGTTTCAGCAAATTTCTGCAAGTTCATGGATAAAAGTCTTTTCAATGTAATCACTCCATAATTTGATGGCGGCATCCCATCGTTTCGCCCGTCTCGTCTTTCCGAGTGTCAATTTTAGGAATATAAAAAGAGCTATTCCTAGCTCGTCAATTGGCTGAATATATTCGGATTATCCTTGATCACCTGATAAAGATTTTCAGTAAACGCAGGATACATCTACCCTTTACCTATTGCCAATTCTACTTTTTCTTAGCCTTGCCCTTTGGCGCTGACTTAGCCATAGTCTTTTTAGACATTGGACCTTTTGGCATTGCTTTGTATTCATCGTCATCCATCATTGGCTTGCCTTTCATGGGGCCACCACCTTTCTTAACCATTACGCTGACCATCATACCTTTTCCTTTACCTTTTCCAGGACATTCCATTGATAATTACCACCTTTCATCTACTTATACCAACCTTCCTTGAGATGCGTCTTGAGCTTATAACTACTATTTTTAGGGGTTAAATGACCACAACTAGGACATAAAGCACCATTTTCATGCCACAAAGAAAGTTTTTGACATCGCCCACAGACAGGTTGATTTAACGCGCGTATCCTTGGATCACCAAACATACCCTGAGTACGTAAAAAAGACCCAATCAAGGGGTCCCCACTAAGCGAGTGCAACCAATATTGTTCCTCCTGAGCTGTCATTTCATTGGCCATTAACCATCACCTCGCAATGAAGAAAGAATATTATTCATCTGCCCTTCTTGGCCATTCATATTATCAGTGTTCGGAATAGGCATTTGTCCTGGTATTTGTCCCGGAATCGTAGGTTGCCCCTGCATACCAGGTAATTGAAGTTGGGGAATGTTTACGTCATCATCCAACGGTAATCCGACTTCGGAACGTAAGTATTCGCGGAATTCTTTCCATGTAATAACCGAACGACCATCAATTATTGCCTTAGATAACTCCACGACCGTCTGATACATAAACGCCTTATCGCTTGGCAAGCCATTACCCATAGATAAAGAGAGGTCTAATTGTACCTCTCTTGTCATTTTGTTTCCTTCTTCGTCCTCTAATGGTTTGATGAAGTGTTCCATTTCGGGACCATCAAGCCCAATGACAGGTTCGTTATTCTCATCCAAAACAGGTCTTTGATCTGGAATCATTTGAGGAACCACACTCAATCTTGAAGGGTCATAGAATCTAAAGTCCGGTTTCTCCCCCTCAATCCTAAACCACATTTCGGTATCCCAATTAGTTATTATCTCATCCATAATGAGTTCAAGAACCTCTCCCCAGCCAGTCTTGAACATCTCGGCCTTATGGTTAACTCCTTTTTGACCTTGCTGCTGAACGGCTATAATAGCACTTGCCGCCCTAACTGCTCCATAGGTTTGCTCAGTGGTTAAGTCTGTTCTCCCCGATATAAGGTTCGCTTCCTGAAATCCCTTTTCACGCCTATTGATAATGTCTGCTGAAACACCAGATGGTTCTACAATGCGCCAAGCGTTAATGTCCCTCATTGGTATTCTAAGACCCGGCATGTTTGTCCACTTGCGGTAATCAAATGAACGCCCGGCTCCCATCCCTACAACAACTTGAGGATTACCCATAAGGCGTGCTGTAATTCTTATGTTATCGTCCATCTCATTTATGATGTCCTGAGTTGGAATAAGCATTTCAATGTCTGATTGACCCCATATCTGCCCTCTCTGGATGTAGCAGGGGATCAAGACGAAGGGGAATTGATCACGTCTGTTGACCTTTTTACCGTTCAGAACTTTTCTGGAATCTTCGAGCAGAATGTGATTTGCCACATGTAGACAGTAAGTGGAACCATCATTATCCTTCATGTAGCATTCAAGGAGTAACGCCTTTTGGCTAGTCGTTAACTCGGTTTCATCAGACCCTTGATCCTCGAATATCTCAGGGTTATACGGCACAGATATTTCACGCTGAACATATTTACCGCGCTCCGGCCATTGTTTCCTGTACCATGATAGCGGCCTCGGTACAGCGTGAATCATGAACTCGCCTTCTTGGAGTAGGTGAGAACTCTGTACCTTTGGGTCTGGAAAGAAGTTTGCAGGTGAAATTGGTTCAACGATCGGAAGACCTCTGCCACCTAAAGCGTCGTGGTCGAAATATACCTTCAATATTGTTGTTCCCAACTCTAACCGATCATGTTCAGACTGATTGAGCTTTGACTTAATCCTGTTTCGGTTTAGCACAAATTCAAGCATATGCTTTGATTGCTCGGCTAATAAATGGTCTGATGGTTCATGACCTTTCGCTTCTACAGCAATAGGCTTATCCACCAAGTCGGCAATCATCGCCTCTATGATGGAATGAATGATATTCGTCACGCTTCCGGGATCTATATCGCTCTTTGGTGGGTTCTGCCGGTTGTGCTTGTAATCATCGCACTTCTTCCATATATCAGGCTTTCTAAGTTGGCTTTTAGTATTATAAGAGGCTGTAAATAGCTCTTGAACTCGCATTGCTAGTTTCTTTTCTTCTTCGGTTTGGATTAATTCGTTAACGTTAGTATTGGCATCTATTATGTCAATCGGCTTGTCCTTCACTTACTCACCTTCTTTCCGAGCTAAGAGGATTAGACGGGTCCCATCCTTGCTTCTGTGGTTGATAGCCTGCTTTTTCCCTTTTGTCATTATCGAGTTGATAGTTAAGCTGTTCGATCGCTTCAGCCATTTCCTCGATTTGCTTTGTGGCTAGGTTGATACGAGTTTGGTTATCGGCAGAAGTTTTTAGGGTTATGCCGATGTATTTACCCCAATAAAAAGACCCTGCTGTTATCGCAAGGGTTAAGGTTAAGCATATTGTGATTGTTAGGGGTATTGGCATGATGGACCTCCTATTAACTTAGATACTTATTAAAGGAATAGTCAGCCAGTTTTTGACTAGCTTCCCGTACTCCCATTGATCTTAATAACCTTAAATCTCTCAACTCTTTTTCACTTAGTTCTACTCTCCTTGGTTTATAGTAAATGTCATTCATCCATAAACGATTAAAAGGTTCTGCATATGCCATCTAGGAATCCCAACCTTTCATGAAACTTCCTTCTTCGTCCTGCTCATCCTCTATCTCCGACCAATGTTTTCCGTTTTGGTAGTCATGATTAACTGTTGTATTCGTATTCCTTGCTACCGCCGCTACGATCGTNCCGTTAATAATACCNTGTTCCCTGATGTANTAGGCTATTGCTAAGGCAATGATAAGGTCGTCATGCTCACCAGGCATTGCTTCGGGTCTGCCTTTTTTGTTACGAACAAAGGTTAGCATTTCGTTCAGGGTTTCAGGATCGTTTATAAGCTCCGTTTGCTCTCGAACGATGCAGGCTAAATCGGCAATAATAATTGGTCTTGTTAGCTTAGTTGTTTGGAATCCATACCTCTTTTGTGTTGTTTGGCTTATGGTGTCCTCTACTACTCGAATGTACTGTTCTGGGTAGTCAAGGCGTTGAAGTTCTTTGACCGGGTATGTGCTGTAGTTTGTCTCAATACCAATGAGTGCCCAGTTGAAGTATTTACCCAAGCAGTACATTTGCTTTGCGTATAAGTCCTCATCAAATTGATGCCTAAGGACCGCTACCTGCTTACCTGATGTATTGTCTATAACCTGACCTATGAAGTAGTCTGATCCATCTCCTGATGTGTCTCCACCAATGCCATAGGTTAGGCCTGGTATGACATCCTCGTAGATTGTTATATATCCATCGTCCGACTCTACCCAACGAATAGATGACTCTACTATTCTCTCTCCCACATAATCATATGTGAAGGAACCTTGCTTGACCGGGTATCTGTCTCGGACTAGGGTTAGACGTTCATTGACCTTGTGAGCATTGAAGATGGTTTTGCCTAAAACGCCCCACTGACCTAAAGCATATACGTCATAATAATAAGGGTCCTTTTCTTTGTACGACTCCAAGAGAGCCTTGTATTCGTCGTCAATGAACTTATTATCATGGTAGGTGGTATGTAGTGACATCTTATTCTCTTGCTTATCATCGACAAACCTCTTGAGCCAATGAGTTATGTTAATGGGATTGAAGGAGATAATGACCTGTTTCTTCTGTTTTCCTCCACGAAGCCTAATGTCTAATTGGTTAAAACTTGACTCTTCAACCTCACTAGCCTCTTCTATCCACACATCAGTCAACTCGCCCTTAGAGAAGGTTATGGACTTCAAACGTTCTACATCGTCTAACCCCTTAAATAACATTGCGTTACCGTTTGCCTTACATGTTATGCGAAGATCAGACTCGCGGACAACAAACAGGTGATCAACCTTCCACTCGTTTATAACTTGCTTTAATAAGGCGAACGTCGAATCTCTATTAGAATCACCAGTTTGCCGTATGACTAGCAGGTTCATCTTTTGCTTGAGCATCTTATAGATGTACTTTTGAGCTATAAATACCGACTTTCCCGATCCAGCTAGGCTCCACCATAGTATACTTCATAGCGGAAATCAGTCTCTAGGCATGGCATGTATATCTTGTTGAACACTTTAGCACTTATGCGTATATCAATGTTGGGCATTGGCATCACCTCCAATAATAGAAATATCTATAATTAGCCATTATTACACCATCCGGTATGGATAATTGTTGCGGGTTCATGTATTGCCATCACATAGGGTTCGTCTTTGCAGGTTGTTCCGTTGAATACGAGGCATGAAGCGCAGTTGGTTTTGCCGTAAGTAGGGTCTTTTGGATCAAATACTTTACATGCTCGGTTTTCAGACATGCTATTTCCTCCTGAAATTGGGCTTGTAATCAAGGGTTTAAGTTTGGAAGAAGGGGTTAAGGGAGGAACGATTAAGCTTTCACCAATAATCCACACCTCACACAAGCGCGTCCAACTAATCCCATTTCATCGAAGATATTCATTAACTCCTCTCCACCACACTTTTTGCAGCAAAACTGCTTATCCTTTTGGATCTTACCAACAACCATATCGGCACTCTCCAATACTATGGGATCAAACCACTCGCCCCTTATGCGAAAATCCTTAAACTCTTCATGGAATCCGCCCTCATCGCTTATGTTCCCCGGAAATGATTTAACGATAATTAGAGTTTCTGGGAAACCTGTCTGTAATGTCTTTATCCGCTTTGTAATATCTGCGGCATATCCAATCTTTACGGAACCACCGGATTCACCCTGTATAAAATAAATAAAACCAGGATATCTCTTTTTGTAAGATTGTTCCTGATTTCTTCTCTTTTTTTCAATTTTATCTAATTCAATGGCTTTAAGTTCTTCTTCTTTTTTCTTGTGAAACTCTTTCCATCGAGGATCACCGCTAGGCCATGACCACTTTCTTATCTCGTTAATAAAAATACTCTCAAACCTTGGGTCATTTCTTAATCCGCATAGTTTTTCCGACGACTTCCATATTGCAAAAGAAATACTCTTCTCATTGTGTCCCTGTTTCTCTAAATCCTTAACTATAAACATTGCTTTTCCTGTCACCGAAACATGAATTAATCTAAACGCCTGTTCATACGTTGTAATCTTTTCTCTTCTAATCGGCATATCTAAAGCCAACTCCTCTTTATTTAATTATTCGGGGATACTTAATCCCAAAGCCTTCTTCTCTGATATCAATGAAGTTCTCCACTCTTGTATCGCATAAGCAACCCACTCTGGATACTCGCCATCACCAGGCAGTTTAGGTAATCCGTATTCATCAAATTCAACTACAACTTTTAGGACTTCCTTTGGATTTTTCAAGGCACAACATCTCCCTTCATTGGAATATCAGGAGTAACATTTATCTCCTTTCCCTTGCCGAATAACTTACCAATCATCTTATAGGAATCCCCAACCTTGGAGATTAACTTCAACTCTTCGAGCTTGGCAACGAATCTCCTGGTT